GGTGCGTTTCGTGATCAAGTGATGCAGAAGATCACGCAGTTCAAATGGGTGCCCAAAGCTACATCAGAAAAGGTGTTGCACGATGCGCTTCAACCAGCGATCCGTTTTACCAAGGACGAGTGCCTTGACTTGCCTGAGATGACCTACGTGACTCGTGATGTGCCTCTGACACCACAACAGATGAAGTACTACGAGACCATCCGCAAGAACATGATGACTGTGGCGGCAGGGGAAGAAATCACTACAGTAAACGCCGCCGCAAACTTGAACAAGCTTCTACAACTTTCTTGTGGTGCGGTGTACTCGGACAGTGGCGAAGTAGTTGCGTTTGATGCAAAGAGCCGCATGACTGCGTTGTTGGAGGTCATTGAAGAAGCGAGCCACAAAGTAATTGTGTTTGCTCCGTTCAGGCACGCTATTGAAATCGTATCTGAAGAACTTAAAACCAACGGTATTACTTGTGAAGTTATCAATGGTGGCGTGCCCGTCAACAAACGCACCGAAGTGTTTGCTAAATTTCAAACAGAGAAGTATCCACAAGTGCTTGTAATACAACCCCAAGCAGCCGCACATGGCGTAACGCTTCATGCCGCAAATGTTGTTGTCTGGTGGGGGCCGATCACTTCTATAGAGACGTATCTACAAGCTAATGCACGTGTGCATCGTGCTGGTCAACGTAATCCTTGCACTGTTGTGCATCTGCAAGGCAGTCCTGTGGAGAAGCGCATCTACAAGATGCTGTCGGAAAAAGTAGACATTCACACACGACTAATTGATCTTTACAAAAATATTGTGGAAGACACTTGACATTGTAAAGTGGAGCCTTTATATTCCATATCCCAACAACAAAAAGGAGAGTGCATGACCGAAGAAGTCAATACCGAAAAGCTAGCAAAAATCTACGTGAAGATTCGTGACAAGCGACGTGAACTTGAGAAGCAAGTTGCTGAACTCAAGGAGCAACAGGACTTGGTAGGAAGCCAACTGCTAGAGATTTGCAAGGCTGAAGGTGCCCAAACAATCCGTACGCAATTCGGTACGGTATCACGCAGAATCACAAAGAATTACTGGACAAGCGACTGGGATTCTTTTTTCAAATTTCTCAAAGAGAACGATGCCTTTTCGTTGATGCAACAACGTATCAACAGCACGAACATGGCTCAATTTCTTGAGGAAAACCCCGATCTTCATCCGCCGGGGCTAAATGCGGACGTCAATCAAACTATAGTAATCGTAAAACGCTAGGAGCAGAAAATGAGTAATGAGCTTGCAATGTTGGATGGTGGCCTGCCTTCATACCTGAAAGAGGTCGAACTTGACGAAACCACGAAATCGCTGATGGGCGGTGCGGGTGGTGGCATGAAACGTATTTCCATCAAGGGCGGTGTATGGCGCATGATGGTCAACGGAAAAGAAATTGCCAAGAACGAAGACCGTTCCATGAACGTGGTGGTCGTTGCCGCTTCACCAAAAGTGTCACGCACTTTCTATTTGAAAACGTACAGTGAAGGTAGCGAACCTGCCGCACCCGATTGTTGGTCTGCCGATGGTGACTTCCCTGATGCTAAGGCAACTATGCCTCAAGCAAAGCGTTGCATGGACTGCGACAAGAACATGAAGGGTTCAGGTCAGGGCGACAGCCGTGCTTGCCGTTTCAGCCAACGTCTTGCTGTGGCTTTGGCAAATGACTTGAAGGGTGATGTGTTCCAATTGACACTACCTGCCGCATCAATCTTTGGTGCAGGCGAACCTGGGAAGTGGCCTTTGCAGACATACGCAAAGATGATTGGCAGTAAAGGTATTCCAATTACTGCCGTTGTGACTGAGATGCGTTTCGATACAGACAGCGCAACACCCAAGCTGACATTCAAACCTGTCAGAGTCTTGGAAGCATCTGAGCATAACATTGCTATTGAGCAGGGTAAGTCTGAATCTGCAATCAAGGCAATCACCATGACTGTGGCTGAAGCCGATGGCGTTAAACCCGCCAAGTTGGAAGCACCCAAGGCTGAGCCTAAAGCAGAAGCCAAACCCGCCAAGGTTGAAGCTGAGCCAGTGGAAGAGCCCACTAAACGAGTTGCCAAGAAAGAGGAAGAAGCACCTAAGAAGGACTTGTCCAAGATTCTTGAGGCTTGGGACGATGAGTAATGGCAGGGTATTCCACACTTACTGCCCGAGAGATTAGGGAAGCAAACCAAAGTCTACTCGGGGTCAAGTTGGGGATGATCTGCTTAGATAGGGACATACCCGTAACTGACGTTGCTGAGTTCTTCGGTGTAAGCCGAGTGACTGTATATTCTTGGTTCCGTGGAAAAACCGTAGTTTCAGGTAAGCACGCAGACAAGATGCAAAAGCTGATTGCAAAGTTGGCTTAATAGTTTGAGTAGGCTAGGGTAGCTCCCGAAAAGGATGTTCCGTCTCATCCCTGCCTTTCTCTTTTAAAAGACGATACCAAGGACGGCTATGATTTCGAGAAAAGAGTTTCTCGCACTGGTGCTCCCACCACTAGAGCAAGGCGAGCACTACTGCACATTCGGAATCAAGACAGTAAACGAAAAAGATGTTGTTAGGCAGAAGTTTGTAGAGAGCATAGATGACATAAGCACGCAAGCAGACGTGCTCGTTCAAGAAGAATTCAATGCGTTCTTTGCTATGGCTAAGTATGGCGACCCACAAGAGGGCCGTACTACGAATAATGCACTTTATCTAAAGTCGTTTTATATTGATCTTGATTGCGGTACTAACAAACCCTTTGCGGACTTGAGCGAAGGGCTGATTGCCTTAAAGAGCTTTTGCAAGGCAACGAAGTTACCACGACCGACTATTGTGAAGTCGGGTTTGGGTGCCCACGTGTATTGGGTACTAGACAAGGCTATACCACGCAAGCAGTGGAGGGGTCATGCCGACCGCTTGAAAGAACTGTGCGTTGAGCATAAGTTTGATGTTGACCCTGCCGTTACTGGTGAAGCCGCACGTGTTCTCAGGGTGCCTGAGACTTTCCACGTAAAAGACCCAACAAATCCTATTCCAGTGGAAGTGCTATACGTAGCACCCACAATGACGATTGACGAGATTGAGCAACTTCTTGTCCCGTCTGAAGACATTTTAAAGATGCTGGACAAGGCTGACTTCAAACGTCAGCTAGACCCACTGACCCTTGCACTGATGGGTAGCAGTCAGTCACGGTTCAAGACCATCCTGATCAAGTCAGTTGAAGGTAATGGCTGTAATCAGCTCTTGAACATTTACCACAACCAAGCAACAATAGATGAACCCCTGTGGCGGGCAGGGCTGAGTATTGCCCAACAATGTGTGGACAGAGACAAAGCCATCCATGTCATCTCTAATCAGCACCCTGACTATTCAGAGCGTGAGACTGATCGCAAAGCCAACGAGACGCGGGGCCCATACACTTGCGAGACATTCAAAAAGTTGTATGCAGAAGGCTGTGAGGGCTGCAAGCTAAAAATCACATCCCCCATTCAGATCGGCAAAGAGATTGTCGAAGCCACTGAAGAAGACAACATCGTCACAGACCTTGAGCCTGAGACCAAAGAAGAAAAGACTTTCGTAATCCCCAAGTACCCGTTCCCATTCTTCAGGGGCAAGACTGGTGGCATTTATCAGCGCACCAAGGACAAAGACGGTAACGACACAGAAGAAATTGTGTACCCGTATGACTTCTATGTAGTCAAGCGTATGCAAGACCCCGACTTGGGTGAGACCCTGCTACTGCGGTTGCACCTGCCTAGAGACGGAGTGCGTGAGTGGATTATGACCCTACCCACTGTGCTGTCCAAGGACAAGTTCATTGCAACAGTAGCTTCATTTGGCGTGACTGCACTTGGAAAGAAACAAGATGCACTCATGTACTACGTTACAAAATGGGTTGAGGAACTACAGATGAATTCGCAAGCTGAGAAAGCGCACAAACAATTTGGTTGGATTGAGGACGAGTCAGGCATCATTGTTGGCGACAGAGAAATCCGTGCAACTGAGACGGTATATAGTCCGCCATCTGCACCAACACTGCCACTGGTGCCGCTGTTCCAAGTCAAGGGCGACTTCCATGTATGGAAGAACACAATCAACGCCTATGGTCGTGACGGCATGGAGGCTAGAGCCTTTGCCTTCTTTATGGGATTTGGCACGATGCTGATGAAGTTCACAGCACTCGATGGCTTCTTGCTCAACTTGGTGAGCCGTGAGTCAGGTTCAGGCAAGACCACAATCCTGCAATCCATCAACAGTATCTACGGCAGACCCAAGGAACTCTTGCTCTCCCCCAAGGATACATACAACTCACGCATGAGCCGCCTTGGTGTGATGCAGAACTTGGCAGTGACCATGGACGAGATCACCAACATGCCGCCTGAGCAAATGTCAAACCAAGTGTATGACGTGACTTCAGGTCGTGGCAAGAACCGCTTGAAGCAACACGAGAACGCAGAACGCAACAACAATACCAAGTGGCAGACTGGTCTGATCACTTCGTCTAATAGATACGTAACCGACGCACTGTTATCTATAAAGGGCTTTCCAGATGGCGAGTTAAAACGTATCCTGGAAATCAACATCAAGCCTGACCCATTTGACGATGCGACTTGGGCACGCCAACACTTCGGTCAACTGATGAACAACTACGGGCACGCTATGGAGCCGTACTCCCAAGCTCTTGTAGGTCAGTTGCCTATGGTCAGGGCTAAGATGGCTGACGTGCAACTGCGCATCGAGCAAGCCGCTGGCATCAAGAACGCTGAACGCTACTGGGCTCTTATGGCATCTCTTGCTATATCAGGTGGCTCTATTGCCAAACATCTTGGACTGCACGACATACCAATCAAGCCTGTGTTCAACTACGCAGTGGGTTTGATTAAC